TTGTATAACGAGTAAACAGTACCCCGTTATTCTGCTCGTATGTTAGCAGGTTTAGAAATACTGTTACTGCAAATGATTTACCTGACCCTCGTCCTCCAGTGATTACAAAGTATCTACTGTCGCTATTAAAAAGGGATTGATATTTGGTATGAAGTTTTAGGCTGCTCATTCTTCTTTATTTTTACGATCCTATCCACTGTAGCTTGACTAACGTTAAAGTGCCTAACAGCCTTAGCAGTTCCGTGAATAAGTTGATAGTTGTATATCTCATCCTTATCGAGATTCTTTCTACCTAGCTTTATTCCGTTTCGCTTGGCATCTTTAGCGTTTTCAATCCGAGTGCCTAGCTTAAGGTTTTTTATCCTGTTGTCCCCTTTGCGATCATTCTTATGCAATACCATAAGTTCATCCTCAAACATAGCATCCCCATACCACTGGTAAGCTACAAACCTATGAGCCTGCAAGCAAACTAGTGTTCCTTTGTACTTATACCCAAACTGCTTATATCCGTTCGAGTGGTAGCTTAAAGGCTGAACTGTTCCGTCTGCTTTTAAGATTGTTCCGTCACTCTTCGACCTGTAACCTCTTTCGTATAGGTGTCTAATCGCTTGATTCGGCTTGCTCAGTTTCTTTACTTCCATTTTTGTTTTCCTGTATTAAACGCTCTAGTCTTTCAATTCTCTCTAGGCATAGAACTACTATCATTTCCAGTCGCTCTATTTTGTTCTTCATCTCTATTAGTGTCGATTCTCTCATTCTGCGGTGTTATATCTATTGTTTTAGGTTGTGCGAAATCTATGATTGGGATGTTCACTTTTGTGTTAACATCTATCTGCTGCATCTCTTTAGGCTTACCATATCTATAGTTCATTAGGTAATCCCAGTGCTTTGACGAACCATCCTTAGCTAGCTTAGCTACCTCAATCCACATCTTTTCCTCACTACCGAACACCTTCTTAAGTGCCGAGAGCGTAAGCCTAGTCATATCCTTGTCGGCAATCTTTCTCGGTCTACCCTGTCCTCTGGATATACCTTTGACTGCTCCGTTGTTGCGTCTACCGTCTTTTTTCTTCTCTGCCATTATCCCTCAAATGTTAACATCATTAACAAGATCATTCCTCCAAATACGTAAAACATAATCTATTCCCCTATAATTTCCTTATACTTCTTTATCTGATACCTCAACCTGATATTCTCTTTTATCAAGTCCTCTACCCTATCCGCTGTGGTGGTGTCACCAAACTCTTTGCATATCTTCCTATGCAATTTAATGTAGTCGTACAGTCCCCACATCTCAAAGCAATCGTACTGCTTCAATCCGTGAACAACTGATGAGTGGTCATACCCAAGTACGCTACCAATCTCTTGGAGACTCAGCTTAGTTAAGTCCCTGCATAATTTATAGAATAAGTACCTAGAGTAAACTAGGTGTTTCATTCTGCGCTTAGTTGTTAAATCTTCCTTTAAATAGTTCTGTAGCTTATTTAAGATTCTCTCTGCTTTCTTAAATTCGTCTACCTTTACCTGATATACTAAGTTACTGTAGTCTATCAAACTCATAATTATTTACTGCCTTTTTAAGTTTCTCGTAATCCGCATACGCTTCTGCTATACCCTGACAACACTCGTAGTGTTCTATCTCTTCGTAGTGGTCCTGAAGGAAGCGCAAGTCTTCGACTAGTAATATTCCTGAAGTCAGGGATATCAAAACGTCTTCGTAGCACTCTTCCTTAGTGGTATAGATCATAGTATGTCTTCTATATAGTATGGTTCAAAATCTGTTTGACCCTCCTGTATAAGTTTAAAGTTTGCAATCCCGTCCTCCACAATCTGCTTACCTTGAAGATAAAACTCTTCCGATACGCTGTAGAAGCCGAACTCTCCTGTAGACTTGTCTACTGCTATAAACACAAAGTTATCGTAGGTGATACCGAACAGGTGACAATAGATGTACACTTGTGCCGAGTAACCGAACTTTCGGGCATCACTCTTGAACCACTTTATATTGGCGCAGGTCTTTAAGTCTGCAATATACCCATCTCCTAGAATATCCGCCTTAGCCCTGAATGGTATGTCGTTGATATAACCAACGGCAGGAACTTCAGGTCTAGACTTCTCCAGTACGTGCTGAATCCTAGAACAGGAAAGGAAGGTCTCGGCTACTGCTTCAACCTTCTCCTTATCGCTTTGAAGAAACACTCTACCGTGATTCTCTACTGCTTCTTTCCATTCTTTTCCTGCTCTTCTTTGGACATCTATGAAATGTTGTTTTTTGTAGACATCAGGCTCTAAGACGTACCAATGGAATAAAGAGCCGAAGTCAAAAGCAGACTTATGCTCCGACTCACCTTCCAAAGATAATAGGTACTTCTTAGGGTCTTTAGCGAGGGTCTTGATAGCTGAAGAAGACAAACTGTTCTGACCCATATAGCCAAAATAGAAGTCATCATTCTCCATCTCCTTGAGGAGTTCTTCCTCTCGCCAAGCCTTATTGTCTAGTGTAAAAATCATTCGGTTTCTTTGGATAACGTTCGTACTGTTCCTGCTCCATCCAGTGGATATAAGCTCTATGCTCTTCCCCTAGTGGGTATTCTTCTGCTAACTTCTCAAATTCTCTTTTACTGTATCCCATAACTATATTGCTTTAACTAAATACTTTATCAATTGCTCAACCTTCTTTAACAGGAAGGATAGTGGGGACTCTATAGAGATATAGAGTATCATTAGAAGTGTTTCTACAATGTAGAAGAAAAGTAGCAGGACTAGTGCCATTGCTAACTTAGGTAGCTTTAAAAATTTTCTTAGGTGTTTCATAAAATATTCCTTTGACACAAATCTAGGGAAAATTTTCGAACTGTCAAACTATTTCTTTGGATTAAAGTTTTCGCTCCAAATCGTTTGGCATACTGCAAAGCGTTGATCCCTATCCTTGTACTCGCTAATCATCTTAGCGTTGTTCATACATCTGGCGTTGAAATCCTTCTTCTCTTCGTACTTCTTGGGTTGCATTTTAATTGGCATCGTCTATCTGTTTTATTAGTTTCTGTATGTATAGTGTGCTGTCCATCAATTCTTCCTGTAGGTGTACTAGGAAGGCTCGGTGGTCTTCTTTGGATTCCTCCAAAGTAGTGCCATAGGTTTCGATACCTTTATGGCTACGTTCTCTGTATTTGTATATTACCTCGTCTACAACAGGATCTGTCTTAATAGGCATAGTCGCTGTTGCATTCTCGAAATACTTACTTACTGAATCGCTCATATCTTTTCGGCTTTGGTTACTTTTAGGAAACTCACCCTCTTACTAATCCTGCTTGTCTCAGAGAAGTGGGTAGTCTTCGGCAATTTTTTCACTTGCCATCTCGGTCGGAACTGTTTCAGGTTGAATCTATACACACCCTCTGGTGTTGAGTTTATGTACATAGGAATCTCGAATGTACCCTTGCAATGCTCTAGCATAGCTCGGTACTTCTTCTCCTCTATCATCAAATCGTCATAGTGCTTCTTCCTGCACTTAAGCTCGATCCTGTGGTTAGCTATAGCGGAATAGCAGTCCCATCGACTCATTGGATTATCAGACTTAACCAAATCAGGATAGTGATTCTCCTTTAGGTACTTAAATAAGTCTGCTTCGTTCCAATCTCTCATCGGTACTTCTGGAACACCTTCTCTAGTTTCTGTAATACATTATTGACGAAACAACTACCGCAGCTAGTTCCTACAGCATTATCATTGAACACCCTGTTGTAAATGTTCACTAATCGATTCTGCTGCTCGGCAGTAATAGTGTTACGTCTTTCTGCAAACCAGTCAGAGAGGTAGTTAAACTCATCCTCCGTCAAGCAGTTAGGTTTCTGGTAAGGGAACATACGATTGAGAACGGTTTTACGCTCATCGCATCCGCAATCATCTCCAGCCAACCATTCGACTGCTTTCTTAATTCCAGTAGCTGTAGTGATCTTCTCTACAGTATCACCTACTCCACTAGATTCTTTCTCATACTTTGCCTTCCATTCTCGGTAGGCTTTGGTGCGTTTATCACCTTTAAATTCGGTCATAGTCTTCATTGTTAAAATCTTCAACGTCTTCTTTAAACATATCTCTTATTGTATTCTTACACCTCTTGAGTGTGTTGAATATACTGCTTAAACTTATCCTAGTATCGTTAGATATAGAACGCATACTCCTTTGCTCATCAAAGTGAATCTCCCACAACTTCCTATCGTACCAGTACCAACTATTCACCTCATTCCTAATCCTGTCTATAATCTCGCCAAAGGCTTCCTCTCTTTCGTAGTTAACTTCTTCTGCTGATATACTTAGTTTGTGTTTTAAGTCGTTATCAGGGAAGTAGAAATACTTCTTCTTAGTTACACCCGACAGGTATAGATTCCTTAAAGTAACGTAAACATAGAAGGTGTTTACCTCATCCTCGTTATACATCACCCTCTCAGGATCATCAACATAAGTCTCTAGACGTATGTACATATCGTGCACTAAGTCCCTAGCGGAGTCTTCGTCTATGCCAAACGACATAGCCATCTTCACCCATTCGGCATCCTTCTGAGCTAATATGTCAATCAGCCTTCTTACCACCAGTGAAATGATATTCCAAAGATGCCAACGAAAACTTGTATCATATACTCGTTAGGCTCATCCTCTGGGTGTGGGTCATCTTCTGGTTTCATTCCAGTGTCCCAGTAATTGACACCGAAGCATAATCCGTAAATTGGAAATAGTGTTACGTACATTCTCTATATTGGTTATGGGTTATTGTAGCTTCTACTCTAGGATTGGCTCTATCTACACCTGCGTAAATAGAAGTAATCTGTATAACAGTATCTGTATCGTCTGTAAGTATACAGCCTTCTTCTACTAAGGCATCCTGAAAGAATTTATCTACGACAGCGATAACGTTCATTAAGTCTCGCTTACGTTTATCAGGGGCATAATAGTGGTAGGTTATACTTATCTTATGGGCAAAAGAAAAGTCAAGGTTTCCCTTGACTTGCTCTTTAAACAGTATCTTAAGTTTGTTTGAAATCTGGTAATGCCAGTTACGATAACCGTTAAGGTTAAGGTAGTACTTCTTTACCTTCTTCTTACCATATGTTATCGAGATCGGTAACGTTACTAATTTGTCCTGTACGGTGTTCATCTACTTTCTTAAATGGCGTCTTGCCGTTAAAATAATACCTCTGCTCCCTCACATTAAAACTTATTTCTGTTATCTCCTGCGGTATACCTACCAATTTCTGTTTCTTAATCTTCTGAGAACCAAAGGTAACCAAAGTAGACGAATAATCCAAAGCCCTGTCCCTTCTCCACACAAACATCACATTATCTGCCTTATCAGCAAATGTACCTCCACCCTTGATTCTATTGACGTCAGGCTTCAAATAGCGACCATCATTATCCTTAGTTGGAGTAACCTGATGCGCTACTAGATTCACTGAAATATTCTGCTCAATAGCAAATCTTTTCAGCTCAGACATAAACCTAGAGATGTACAAATCTTCACGCTCACCACTTCTCATTTTATGCTGTACGGTGTTGTACGGGTCTATAATCAAACTACGTATTCCTTTGGTCTTCACTAGGAACTTTGCTCTCTCGAATATTGAATCTAGTTGGAAATCCTTCTTAGGATAAATCACAAAGAAGTGCTTCTTCACAAAGTCCATAGCGTGTTCGTATTCCTCTTGACTCATCTGTAGATTGCCGTGATAAGGATCACTAGACCTACCGATATACATCTCAATAATATCATTGAAGAAATCATTGATTGGCATATTCTCAGGACTAAACACTGCAAACTTCCAACCATCAAATACAGCCTTTAGTGTTGCCAGTTGATTCAGGAAAAGCGACTTACCCTCATTCTGATATCCTGTCCAAATGTTCACCTCACCGTTCCTCCAAGTCCAAGCCTTATCTACCTCATCAATGTAGGTAGTAGTACCTCTCTCTTGCCCATTATGGAAACCATCCATCATAGATGCCCTTACATCATCCAAAGAGAATATACCCTCTACTTTAGGCGTAGAAGCTATTTTAAGGCGTTTCTGGAGACTTTCTACACCTTCGTTAACCAAAACCTCATTAGCGTCCTTATATGGGCTTAAATCGACTAAAAGGCACTTCTCAGCTCCAAAGCGTCTTACTAACTCTCTCTGGAGGTTTCTGCCATTCTCATCTTCGTCTGTAGCAATGTATACTCTCTTTGCCTTCTCAAAGATATCATACGAAGTATTTAGGCATTCTAATTTCTTATCAATATTCTTGTCGTTGGAGTTTGGCGCACCCATATTCACGGATGTATGAAACTCAATACCTGCTACTTCCCAACTTAGAGAATCCATCTCCCCTTCGCAGATTACGATTGTGTCGTGTTCTTTACAACGATCATAGTTGTAGACTAACGGCTCGGCATCTCTAGACTGCGTAAAGAACTTACCGTCTATACCCCTAGTTTTGAAGTTAGTCATTCTACCATCTCTGAAATACGGGAAGATTATACTCTTACCGTCTTTTGTAGAGACTATTTTGTTCTTGGCAATAACCTCATCAGTTATGCCACGAGAAGTAAGAAACTTTCTGCCTGCTTCTGTGAGCAGTTGCATATTCTTCTTCTCTGGTGCTTTATAAACCTTTGTTTCCATTACGATACTGTTTTCGCTTTTTACTTTTCCTTGCCAACCACACTTATGGCAGTTGTATACCCCTTCTGAGAGGTTAACAGATAGGCAGGTGTCTCTGTAGTTTTCCTTTCCCAATTTTACGCAATTAGGACACTGCACCTTCTGTTGGTTTCTGTTGCCTTTTAGCTGAATCCCTAAGTCTGAAAAATTTGCCATAGTATAATAT